TGTTTAGTTGTCCAAGTCTCTTTTCAGGAATCATTCTAAAAAAGCGATTCCTGAAAAGATTTTCTTCTTTACCAATCATAAAATATTGAATATTTAACAGCAACGACAAAAGTCTATTATTCGTCATCCTCTTCTTCCATGAATTCTTTTAGCTTGGTTTTCTTCTTCTTGTAATTGAAACGTTTAACAAGTTCTTCTCTCAACAAATAAATATTCTCTTCATTCAGACACGAAAGAACAACTTTGAAATCAAACAAATCTTCTTCCATATAAAAAGCAATATCTGACAGAGAAATAGATTCTATCCTATTAAGACGCCGAACAAGTAAATTGAATCTATGAAAGTTGTCATTACCAACCTTTTTTCCATTAGATACCACGTCCATGTCAATATTGTGTTTCTTAATTTCACCATATAATTGTTCCTTAGCTATCTTTTTAACTTGTTCTGATTCCGCATCTCTCTGAACCCAAAAATCCTTCTTAACTGCTATCTTTTCTAAAAACTGAAGAGTGTTCTCAGGATTTTGAAGATGTTCTGAATATTCTTGCTCTAATTCCATTATTTACCCCTATTCAAAATTTATTATCTTTCCTTTGCCATTCTGTCTATCTTTCCGCATCAGATTCGAAACCAATTCTTCTGGAGGAGCCTTTGGAATAGTTCGGTCTTCATTAGAATCATCTTTAACATCGTAGATTCTCATCTTAGGATAATCTACACCAATATACCTCTTCTTCTTATTTTCACCATATCTATTTTTAAGAAGAAGAAAAGAATATCTTCCTGAATCTCGCATCTCTTGAGTCTGAGTAACACCAAAAATAATATCAGCAGTTGCTACAGTTCCCACAGAATCCGCAATATCAGTAAGGTCAAGTTCCGCATTACCAAAACCATTTCTATTAGTCTGAACGGCTGAAACTATTGGCATTCCAAACTCAACAGCGATTGCTCTCAACTCCTCCGAAATAGTCTTTTGTTCTGAATAAGTATTTGAATTTTTGTTAGTAGCATTTGGGGACATCAATCCAAGGTAATCAACGAAAATGATGTCTGGAACAAATTTCTTTTTTAACTGAAGTTCTTTTAGAATGGAACGAATTCTATTTGCGTTGATAGATTTTGGAGGATACGCAACAACATAGAAATTAGATTCAAGTTTTTGTTGGTGCTCCTGCAACTTAACCATAAACTTATTCTTATCCAACATCTTCAAATCAGAAAGATTGATATCAAAAAGATTTGCTAATACACGCTCAGATATTTTCTCTTCAGACATTTCCAGAGAAAGATATAAAACGTTCTTATTTTGAAGAAGAGAATTGGTAGCAAGTGAACATTTAATAAGCGACTTACCTAAATTTGAATTTTTTACTGAAACATTATTGTAATAAAATCTATGATTCGCATGTTCAACTCTAATATCTATAACTGGTTTTGAATATTCCATTTGAGTGGTTTTACAATTAGAATAACCATCGACCGTTAGTAATTTATCCGAAGTTGTTAACTGCTCAACAAATTTCAAACCATTGTTTGTATCAACAACATGTTTACCACTACATTCAAATTCAAACCCATTCTCAGATTCAACTTTCCAAATCTGTTTTTCTCCCTTATGAATATAATGTGTTACCGGAACATACCCATCCGGAGAATCAATTTCTACATCATATCCTTCCGAGTATTTTAGAATGTCTGATATTTTACATTCACAATATGACCAAGTTTTCTGACTATTAACACATACTCTGTTGTCTTTCACATCATCTAAATTATAAACTATTTGGATTTTCGATTTTGAATTGGGGTAGGTTCTTATCCTAACCATACCATCTTCTGTAACACATTCCGCCAAAACCAAACTCAAACTCTTTTCATGAAATCCACCTTCAATCAAATCATCTAATGTTTGTAATCCAGTTGACACAACTTTATCTCTATCATGTAAAGAATTATACATACGTTCCGCATCTGTTAGAACTGAAAGACCAATATTAGTATCAAATGTAAATGCTAATGCTTCTCTGAGTTTATCTGGAGCAGCATTCAACTTAGCTCTATCATCATTAACCAAACCATCTCTGGCTTCTAAGATGACTTCATTTGCTAATTTGTTTCTAAAGAATTCTTCTAATTGGTCAAGAATAAAATCTTTGTCATATTCACTTGTGTCTATGTTGCTAATATCTACAAGTTCATTCCAAGTAGACCCATCCATTACTAATTTCAATTGTTTTGCGGATGGAAACTTTTGATATTCTTCCATGTGTTTTTGGATAAGTTTAACAATATCAATACAAGCACTATCATCAAACACATCTACTGTAAGATATGGGATAAGTTTTTCCCGAACCTCTTTGTCCATGAACATGTATTTGATGAGTAATTTTTCATAAAATGTAGGGTCAAGTTCGTCGCTCATTACTACCTCTATCTTTATTATAACATTGGGAAAACAAAAAGGGGACCTAAAGTCCCCCATCTTTTTATTCGTCTGCCATTAGCTGTTCTACTTTTGCTCCACTTCCACCTGAGATATAAACTTGTTCTATCATGCGTTTGAAGTCCGATTCCTTAATGACTGCTTCCCAAAATTCGTCATTAACATCCAACTCAGAAGCCTTGACAATCAACTCTTTTCCCGATTTGGTTACAAACTTGTATGCCTTTGAACGACTAATCTTAGTCTCTTCAATAATTTCCAAAGCAGCCGCAATGTCCATCAAACCAGACCACTTATGAATACCACCAGTCCAAGTAACTGTAACTGGAACTTTTGTTTCTTCTTTTACAATACGAGACTTCATAATCTTGATTGTAAAAGTATATCCACTCAGTTCATTATCAGAATCCTTTTCCTTTGAACGACCAATAAGTAGAATTCCATTTGATGCCAAAGTCAATTTTTCACCACCGGACACTACAGCTTTTGAAAACATTTCTTGAGTCATGTAGATGTGATTTATTACTAAACAATAAATCTTTTTGATTGTTAGAATTGGGGTAATGATTCTCGAGATTGAAGAAAGTTGTTTTGCTCTTGTCATATCAGCAGATGACTTTTCAGCCAACGCATCATCAACTTCTTTCTTAGAAGCTGAAAGACCAATAGAGTCAACGAAAATCATAACATGTTCACCACGTTCAATTTCATCTAATTGACCAATCAAATCAAACTTCAATTCTTCAAGATTCTGAAATGGAATATGAACAATTCGCTCACGCAGTTCTTCAGTGATTCCGAACTGGTCGAAATATTTCATACTTGCGCCAAATTCTGAGTCATAGAACAGAACAATTCCATCATCAAATTGTTTCAAGAATGCTGCAACCGTTACAAGACCAAATGATGTCTTGAAGTGTTTTGATGGTCCAACAATCTGGTTGAATCCAGGAATTAGTCCTCCATCAATCTTTCCAGAAAACGCAATATTCAAAGCAGGAACATCTGTAACAATTGGTTCCATCTCTTCAGTGAGAATTGAACTATTTAGAGGCTTTGTATGCTTTAGTTTGGTATTTTTAATAAACTTATCTCTTAGTGCCATTTTATCTTTTGCCATGTGTGTTTCTTTCCTTCTTATCTTATTTTAACATTGGAAAAGCCAAAAGTCACCTTCTGGCTTTGAAATATTTAGGAAGCTGAAAACTCAATTCTTCTTCAAAAAATTACCCATCTTATTCTCTTTTAGGGAGATTTTTCTGAACCCAAGAGCGTCGAACATTCTCTGGCTGATATCTAAGAACGTTTTTGTGAACAGAGTATCCCTATCTACTGTGAACTTCTTATCAAACAAATCAGGCCATTCATCATCAAAAGCAATTACATTTTGATGAAGTTCGTTTGTCTGGTTCACAAACAAATATTTCACCTTAGCGCCATCGTCAATCTCTCTATATGGAAGTTTATATTTCTGAACCATATAGTTATGATTGATACTTGCTCGGTTGTGAATTGGTGTAGACGGTAAGTAAATCATTCCTTTACTAAAGTCAATAGCATATTTCTTATAGTCTTTCACACCTTTAGGAATTGCTATTTCTTCAATTGGAGAATTTTTATGAATCTTTTGATACTTACGAACTATCTCAACCATTCTTTCTTCGTCAGGTCTTTCTCCATCAAACATTACATCAATTAGTTCGTTCAATCCTTTTTTACAGAATCCTGGCAAGTCAGATTTCTTTGTTTCTAAACCAGTAATCTTAATCTTCGGCTTATCGTAAACTTCACCTTCATTAGCAATAATCTGGCAAACATATTTCTTCTTAACCTGAACGAACATCTTGGTAATAATCTTTTCTCTCTTGAAGTTGATTTTATTTGGGATGTTATATTTGTCACAATAAATATCAACCAACTTATTAAAGAATGGTGTCAAAATACGATGGTCAAAATCATTAGCAAAATCAATAAATGACATTCCATGATTGATTTGTGTGTAATATTGAGAAATATCTAAATATAAACTATCAGTGTCACACACTTTTGTGGATATTTTTGAAACTTTAGAACTATCAATAATTGCCGAATCATAATATTTATTTACTCGTGATGGCAAATAATTTTTCAAATAATCACTACAATTGTTTGATAAAAATTGAATTAACTCTCGTCCACCAGCCGTCACAACCGAAGCATTTTCAATATCATAGAAGTGAGAACCTTGCCGGGATAGATATCCATAATACGAATTTATAAGTATCTTCCTATTGTGCTGCATTCCATCATAATATTCATAATCTTCCCAATTTTTATCTTTTTCGGCTTGTTCTTTAAGAGCCTTAAAATGCTTTCGCTCTTTAAATATTATTTCAACCAGTTCCGGAATAATTCCCAATTTATTCTTTAGAAAATACACACCATCAACCGGAGTCTTGATATATTCAGAAGGGTCCATGTTCTTAATATCTTCAGAAGACAACTTTGTCTCTGGACTGATATTATACATCATAATCATATGAGGATATAGAGACTCTACGTCAAAAGACATTAACCAGTTATAAAAACCGGGATGTGCTTCGACATACGCACCTTCTAGTTCGTCTTCATCCTCATCTTCATCATATCCAAAATCAAAAACACCTTTCTTATCTGGCATAATTTGGTTTCGCTTGTGTAATGCTTTCATAACGAACCCATCAACAATAGCTGTAGTTGTCATACATTTATCAACCGAAACGAGATTGTCTGTAGCCAACTTAATAGCGAGGTTTACAAACTTTCTCTTCTTATCCATTTTTTCAACAAGTATTGTATCTTGAATGTTATACTCAACGAAGAGATTCCAATCAGTTTGCCAAATTGTGAATATATTTCCTTCGTATTTTGTTTTACCTTCTTTAATTTCCGCCATTGCTACGTTTTCTAATTTGTAGCTTGGTTGAGGTGTGAATGAAAACTTTTTATACAAATCGATATAATCCAGGATTGTGATTCCGTGGATTTTGATTCGTTTTGGATTCTTATATTCAACTCTATTAACAGGAGAAAGAAGATTTGGATCGATTCCCAAATTTTCACATCTCTTTAGAATATATCCAAAGTCAAAGGGAGCATTGTAAGCTACAGCAATATCTACCTTACTTCTTCTCCAAAATTGAACAAACTTTTCCAATAATTGTTTTTCATTCTTATCATGATAATAGTTCTGAACAAGTGGAGAATTTCCTGTATATGGGTCAGAACCAAAGGTATATATTTTTCCTTTGTTCACGAAGTTTAGAGTAATTAGATTGATTGGATATTTGGCAAGTTCTGGTTTTGGAAATTCGGAAGTTTCAAAATAACAACTCTTTTGAAAAGATGTCCACTTCTTTATCTCTTCATCCCAAACTTCATAATCTTCAGTTTTTTCTAATTCAAAATCAGCTAAAAATACTAATTGAGTTTTATTATCTTTTCGTATTTTTATTTCATGGGACTTTGAATGTTTACAACCGGAGGCGACCTCAATATCAATGACACAAACATTATATTGTGTTGGGTCGACACGTTCTTCAGAATCGCCATATCTCTTTTGTAGAAATTTGACTTCTTCTGACACATCCGATTCGTAAAGCTTAGTCATTTTCCTAAGCTCTCTAAGAGATTTTGTAGACTCTGCTATTTTCTTTATAACAGGAGTTCCGTAAATATCGGTCGTTTGGCTTTTACGGGTTTTATCTTCTATGTAATATTCAATCTCATGGTCAAATGTTTCGTATTTATGTTTTCCATCAACAATTTCCCAAAGATGAATTTTGTTTTTATAGGAATCATAGTATATATTTTTGAACAAATTACTTCCTTCTGATGGCCGCAAATCTATTATACAGCAGACTTTCAAGAATGTCTACTTTTTCTTTGAATTTTATTGGGTCTTGCTCACGGATACCACCTGCTTGCTTATGACCTCCACCAAAATCCAATTCTTTCAAGATGTGTCCAATATGAATTCCGTTGTCTGCTATTCTGATTGAACAATTTTTATTTCTTGGATTCATACAGATGACTATTTCTTCACCAGATTTTAGAAGGTCTGAACAAATATCATTTACGAATTCATTAGCCATTACAAATACACCCTTGATTGTTTCAAGTTCAAATATTTCTAATGCTTTGAAATTAGTTGTGTATTTCTTCCGGCGTTCTTTGATAAAATTCAATTCATCTTCATTGAATGTGATACTTCCGTCGATGAATCTATTGCGAAAAACATCTGACCAATATTTGAAATGTAGTTCGTTTAGACACCAACCACGGTTATCATCATTCACCCACATATCATAATCATTAACAACATAACAAAAATCATTTAGGTATGATAGGTCAATATTATAAAGCGATTCAAAAAACTCTTTACATAGAAGTGCTGCGGATTTTCCAGTTTTAACAATTCTATTATTCTCAGGATTGTGTTGACATAAAGCTGAATCGTGATGGTCAAGTAGGAATGAATTTGGAATCTCTTCTAAAAGTAAAGAATCATTTGGTGATATGTCTGTGAGAAGGATGACATCAAATTCAGAAAGGTCTGTGTTTTTTAGAAATTGGTCTACTTCATCGTAACGAAAATATCTGTATTTTACATTGTTAAAAACATTTGCTACAACTATCGAAGCGGCGGCACCGTCAAGGTCAAGGTGTGAAATATTAAGAACCCTGCTATTCCTGTTTAGCAAGGTTCTGTATTGTTCTTTTAAGCTCATATAAGTCTTTCTGTATAGTAGTATTTATCGTGGTTGCTTTCTAAACAAATTCATGATTTTAGAAAGGAATGATTGTTGATTTGTAATTTTGATTTTAGTCAGCTCTTTCATGATGTTTTTATTTTTAGACAACCCAAAGAATTTATACTTATTGTCTGTTGGTATGTTTAATTTTGAGAAATCTTTTGTTGATAGAGACAGATAATTATTAGATTTTACCAGATATTCATACAATTTAATTGATTCTTTATCTGTAAGTTCTGATACAAATGAAACAACTGAGTTAGTATCTAATTCATCAACAAATAGTTTCAAAACTTCTGAAATTGTTGAGTTTAATTCTTCTGTGGTTATTGAAACATTATCAACATCATCGTAACATAAGCTACAATCAAATTTATAGAAATAGATTTTGAGATGGTTGATTCTTTTTAGAGTTAGTCTATATGTTTTTGTTTTAACATGAGCTATTCTATTAGAGACGAGAACATTGTCTTTTACTATGTGGATGTATGTTCCAAATCCAAGTTCTGATTTGAATAGCCAGTTTTCATCATATTTAAGTTTCATTGAAGCGGCTTTCCGGAGACCTCTTTTATAATATTGTGAATTTCAGAAAGTTTGAATTCCAACTTTCTCTCTTTCAATAAATCTTTAACTTTATTTGTATAGTATTGATTTGCGGCAAAATACCCAAGCATAAAAATGAGAACAAAGTTTTCTTCTGTCGGATTGTTTTTCAAATCAACAAAATCATCATACGTTCCTGTTTCAGCTAAAATAATATCAGCATTTCTCAAATACGTTTGTAAAATTTGTTCGTTCATATTTCTACCACTCCGTTATATTGAATCAAAATTTCCGATTTCATCGACGAGCACTGTTCTCGGAAGAACTGTAACCTTTCATCTCCACCAGCGTTAATTCCCGTGTAACTCACGGTATTTTCTATTCCTAATAACCACAAACCAAAGAACTTTAAATTTTGAGCAGCATTGAAATCTCTATCATGTTCTACTCCACAATTTGGGCATTTCCAGTCTCTATCTGAGAGGTTCAAATCGGTCTTCTTTGCTCCACAACCAGAGCAGAATTTAGAACTTGCGTAGAACTGAGGAGCTTTGACTAAGTGAATTCCATTCCACAAAGTTTTGTATTCAAATTGTCTTTTGATTTCTCCAAAGGAAGCATCCGAGATACTTCCGGCCAAGTTGTGGTTTTTCATCATGTTTTTTGGTTTTAGAGTTTCGATAACTACCAGTTTTGGTTTGGTTTTCACCACTGAAGTAGTTAGTTTATTAGAAGCATCCTTGCGAATGTTCCTTATCTTTCTATGAAGTCTTCCTAATTTTTGAACCGATTTCTTTCTTGAGTTAGAACCTTTCTGTTTTCTCGAAACTCTTCTTTGGTAGCGTTTCAGTCTTTTAAGATATCTTTTGTAGGATTTAGGATTTTCAAAAGTTTGTCCGTCAGAAGTAACAGCCAGTTCTTTTATCCCCAAGTCTATACCAACTATTTCTTTCTCAGTTATTGTTTTTAAGTCAGGAAGAGTTGGAATTGTTTGTAAACCTTTTATGAAGAAAGATACAAACCAGCGGTCCACATCTCTAGAAATTGTGGCGGAAGAAAGTTGGATTCTCTGGTTGGTAGCGTAACCACATTCTTTTAGTTTGATTTTGCCTATTCCAGGAATCTGAACCTTGTTATAGTCAATGAAAACGTGACAATCTACACGAAAAGAATCATATTGTCCTTTTTTCTTGAATTTGGGATGTTTAGATTTGGTTGAAAAGAATTTCTTGAAAGATAGTTCCAAATCTCTTAATGCGTTTTGTCCACAACATTTAGAAACGTCAGTTATCCACTTCTTATCTTTCTTGAACTGACACCATTCTTTGTGCCAATCTATCGAGCTTCCATGTATGTTAGGAACCTTGTCCAAGTCCCACATTTTTGCTAATGATTCAAGTGCGGCGCGTTCACCTACTTTGATTCCAAGCATCCAGTTGTAGGCAAAACGAGAAACATCGCAACTCTGTTGAATTAGTTTTAGTTGTTTCTTGTTAGGCTTTATTTCAATTCTAAAAGACTTCATCTATCTGTATTTACCACTCCCAATTTCTATTCAAACATTTTTTGAATCTTTTTATATTTAATGTATCTTTAATTCTTGCCAAACTCAAAGAAAATCCATTCTCATAAACCATCAAAGGACCAACATTTATCCATTTCTTTTCAATACTAATCTTAAACACCAACTTCATGATTTATCTTTCGTATCTCTTTTACATACGAATCAAATCCATTCGTTTCATCAGCATACCAATGGTCAATTACTATTTGGTCTGAATACTTTGATATTGATTGAGAAAATTCAAACAAATATTCGTTGTCAGAACAAGCCCAATAATTTGATGTGATTCTTAAACAGAGAGTCATCCAAACTATTTATGTTCATATCTCGAAAACATCTTTGATAAGGTTGATACGCTCTTACTATAGTTAGATAGAGATTTGAATAACTCTCGTCTTGGAATAGAAACATCCAAACAAGTGTAAAATGTAAACCCAGCGGGTAGATTTGAATTAGGAAATGCTTCCAACATAGTCTCAAAATGAAAGTAATAAAAAGATTCAAATTCAATTAGAATGTCATCAGGAAATTCTTTGGATGGAACTCTCATCTTCAATTCAATCTTCATGTAAATATTTTCTCCAGCACGTTTCAAATTCAAAATAACGTTTGAAAGCTTTTCTTAAATTATATGTAATTGGGTATTGTTTATAAACATCATCTGAATTAGACAACTCATGGTTAAATGAATATCTGTTTTCATGAGTTATTGAAAAGTAACGAATTATAGAATTGGTTAAATGTATCGATGTCCACAAATTAGATTTGTTTATTGTTAATATTATTTTCATATGAAATCTACCCACGGAACATCTGACATTCTCAACAACTTCCTTTTTACTTTTCCGCATTTCTTAACATACGCATCTCTAATTTTGGTGAGTTCTCTTAAATTTTTCGGAATATAGGCTGGTTCATATAAAGACATTTCAAATGCCACGTTAGTATTAGCACTCCACGAACGATAGTCAACCATATTATCCCAAAAATGTAGAGTGTTGCTCCCAAAACGTTCATCAAATTTGAATTCCGTTCCCATACTTGTTTTTGATATTTTCAGTCCAATATGTATCATTTCTTCATTCTTTCAAATATTGCGTAATATTCTTTCATCATTTTGAAATACTTTCTTCTTGTAAATGTTTCATCTATCATATCATCTTCAAAATAATCCAAAAGAGAATTATTCCATTTTAAAACCCATTCTGATTTTTTAGGAATTAGAGAATATCCAAGTTCGTTGAAAGAAATACAATATGGATACACTTTAATTGTTAATGTTATTTTCATTTAAAAACCAAAATATTTATCCACAGAAACACCTTCACCAACATTATTTAAATCAAACGTTCCTCTTGCTGGAATACTTCTCCCATTTACCAAAAATTCAACCATTATTGATGAGTGTGTACTTCCACCATCTGAATTTTTATGAGTTATTGAATATGGAATAAAATCATACCATTTCATTATTAGTTTCCCTCGCAATTTTACTGGTCTGTTATAAAAAATTGGATGAGATTTGTCGTCTGATGATATTTCTCCCCAAGATTCCCACTCCAAATAATCTATTTCCTTTTTCTTTTCAATTCCAAACAAGTTTCTGAAAAAACTCATTTCACAAACCTCCGCAGTCCACTGCTTTTTCTTTCTATTTCTTTCTTTGTCTTCTTAGCTTCTTCCAGTCTCTCAACACAAACTTTGTAATATTCTTCATCTCGTTCAATCCCAACAAAATTTCTATCGACATTAAAACAAGCTATTCCAGTTGTTCCACTTCCCATTGTAATATCCAGAACAACATCATTTTCTTTTGAATATGTTCTAACCAGATACTCCATCAAAGCTACTGGTTTTTGAGTTGGATGTAAACCTTTTTCTCCTTTGAAATATTGAACAGACCTTGGGTATCTACTTCCTTCTGGATTGTCTCTATGTTCAGATTTCAAATTATCTCCGTAGATTTCACCAATTCCTTTTTCACCTTTGAATCCAGAGTAAGGTGTTCCTTTTTCCATTTGGGGATAATAATTCGGAGAACCATCACAAAACACAACAACTGATTCGTGACATTTCATTGGAGCATACGAAGCCGCCATTGGATTTGTTCCTTGATGCTTTTCCCAAATCCATTCATGTTTGAATTGTTTCATGTTGCTATTGACCAGAAGTGTTGTGAATGGTTGAGAGCAAGTAAAAACCATTGCTCCTTTTGGTTTGACCAATCGTTTGAACTCACTCCACATAAAATCAAATGGAACGACGGCATCCCAAACGCAGTCAGTCATTTGATATGGTAGGTCCGTAATTATACAATCTATTGATTTTGATTCTAATGTTGGGAGAAGTTCAACACAATCTCCTTTTAATAATTTGATGTCAGTCATAAGATTCCTCTAATCTTATTTTAACATAGGGAAAAATGAAAGTGTAAAAAAAGGCCCAAACTTTTGATTTGAGCCTTTTCGTGTTTTATTCTTCTACTCTTAATATCTTAGCAAACACTTTGACAAATCCTGCGTCAATATCGTCTGAAATAAACCCAGTATTCACAAATAAATTCCGAACATCCAAGCACACTTTCTTGATTGAGAAGTGTTCAGGAACATCAAAAAATGGAATACCTACATAATACCCTTTAATCTCATCCTTGTCTTCGTAAAGAATTTTGTCAGAATGAACAAGCACCATATTCTTCATGAATTCTGGATAAGCATTAAAATCAACTCCATTGAAGAAGTTGCGAAAATGCTCAGTCACATCTTCAACACAAACTTCATCTTTTAGAGAAAATGCTTCTTTCACATCATCAATATCAAAGAATGAACCACACAGAACAATCGGAACATATTTTTCTTTTTTCTTAGCCATTTTATTTCCTTAGATAAAGTAAGATTCTACCAAAAGCTTAACATACGCAGGGTCTTCAAGGTAACGATGCTCTCTAACCATTTTAGAATATTGGGTTTCGAGAATCTTATTATAATTATCTACCTTTGAATACTTTTCAAACATCTTCTCAATATCCGAAACAGAACATGTGTTTGGTAGAGTTAGAGGATTGTTGTCGTATGGTGATGGTTTTCCGTTTACGAATGTAGTTCCAATACAAGCAACACCACAAGAATAAAGTTCAATAGCCTTAATGTCAGACTTAGAGTAATTGAAGTTGTTAGGAACAAGCGGCATAATACCAAAATCAGCATTGATATCTTTTACAGCATGATGATATTGGAACGAGTTAACCCAATCAACAACTTTAATCTTGTCTTTAATAGATTCAAAGAAGAATGGTAATCCACCCATACATACGAAATCAATCTTATTTTCATTGACAGCCTTAATAACCCAATCCTTCCAAGCATTTCCAAAATCACCTACAAGCTTTTCTGGATTGTTGTAGTGAGTTGGAGAACCTGTGTAAATTACTCGTGGCTTAACAATATCTTTTGTTATAGGACGCTTACGCTTGTTACCCCAAAGATACTTCGGAATACAATTTGGAACAACCTTGATAGGAACTGTGATTCCTTTAACGTTTTCAAGATACCACTTCAAATATTCTGTAGAAACTGTTATCAAATCCATCAACTTGATAATTTCAATAGACGCTTCCTTAATTTCTGGAAGAATTCCTTTCCATCCAAAATTATATGTAGGAACACCGTCTTCAGTTGTTCCACCTTGCTGCTCGTTTGCTCCCCAAATAAAATCATCAATATCCCAAACCATCTTGTAATGATATTGCTTCTGATGTTCCTTGTATTGTCTAACAGCTTTTAACTGCTCTGGACTCATTTGTCTCTGGAAATAGATAGCCTTTGTCCTAAGAAGAATGTCGTGCTGCCAAACGAAAATTGGAGTGATAATAGGAACAATGTCAGCATTCTTTCCATAAACAGCATTTAGATATGAAATGGGGAAAATATTTCTTATAAATCCACATCCGCTCGAGTCTGATACGAAACTTAAAAGAACACTTTTTTTAACAGGTATCATATTCTGCGCTTTTTGTATTCCTGCAATATCATCTATCGATTGCTTGAACTGTTCAAATGTTGAGGTATGCATTATCTACTCCAATCTCTGTTAATAATTGCGTCTCTTACTCGCTCACTTATCAAACCATTATTATAATATTCTGTAACAACTTTCGTAGCATATTTAGATTTAGCTTTTACATATGCTGCAGATGCATCTTCTAGAGTTTTGAAATAACCAATATGTCTACTACCAACTCCCATTTGACAACTTGCAGAATAACTTCCATTTTTTTCTTCGTATACTCCAATTACCCCACTTGTATTGGTTCTCTGTTTATTCAATAAAAGTGTATTGATTCTTCTTGGAACGAAGCAGCATGTATCTGGAGAGTAAACTTTATTTCCTTGGACCAAAATATCTTTATCTATTTCGTATCCGTCCACATAATTTTTGTCAAACCATTCTTTGAAATTTGAAAACTTAATCCATTCATCACATATTACTACATCGTTATAACTTGGATTCTTAGTTTTGTATTTTGTATCATAACATCTTTCTAAAATTCGTCCCCACTTTTTGTATGATTTTAGTGGAACTCCGTGAACACTAATGTATCCAACGTAATCATTTATACCAGCCCCATAAACCAAACTGCGATTTGTATTACCCATTGACAACCTTTCTTATTGTGTTATCTATGGCTTGAGCTGAAAATCCAACCAGTCGTTCTTCTTCTTTTCCGTTTTTGAAAATAATGACTGTTGGTAGTGCTCTAACTTGATAGAGATTTGTCAGCATTTGACAATCTTCTGTATCTACTTTATAAATCTTAACATCCGGATATTCATTCTGCTTTTTTTCAAGAAACGGTGCTAATTGCTTACAGGGGCCACACCACTCAGCGAAAAAATCAACAATCACAACACCTTCAGCTATCTTTGTTTTAAAATTTTGTTCTGTAATAATTTCCATTTCAACATTCCTTTACACATTCATCATAAAGCGACATCAACAAATTTATCATTCTATCTTTATTATCTATTGGTAGGGCTTGTATATATTCATTCATCAAATCTGTAACTGTTCCAATTTCAATATCCGCAGATGTTGTATACGAAACGTTATTGATTGACTTGATTTGGACTGGTAAAAATGCTGGTCCAAACGATTCAATCTCTTTGATATAAGTATGTATGTCTTCCTCAGATGCGCTTTGAAAATCAACATAGACATCTACATTATTACCAGCTACATCTTCTTTTGTCAATCTCTTTGGGTATGTTGTTGTAATATATTTCAAAGAGACTGTGTTATTAACATACTCATATTTGTTTGTATCTAAATCAAGAACACAATATCCGCGCTCATCTCCAATATCATTTCTTGTTAGATGATAAGGATTTCCCATATAGATAATTTTGTTACCATTAGGAAATTGTTTCTCTGACCTTGTATGAAAATGTCCAGAGAACGTCAATTCGTAATTCTCAGCAAAGATTTGAAAAGGCATTCCGTGTTCGCAAACTTTGTTTCTAAACATATCAAAAGATGTTAGTTCAAGGTGACCCATACACACTTTTGTTTTTGGGAGAGAATTTAGAATCTTTTCGGCTTCTTCATGTTTAGTTACCCAAGGAACCAATGTTATATCAGTTCCGAGAATATTGTAAATATCAATCTTTTTTACAATATGGACATTTGGAAGAAGCGATAGTGGTTCAACAGAATTTATTTCAATAGTTGATTCAAAATAGGAATCGTGATTTCCAACAAGAATGTGAATTTGGAAATTTTTCAAATCTTTTTCGAGAAGTTCAATAACAGCATTCAATATTTTAGAATTGATATGAACTCGGTTATCGAAGAAATCACCAAGATGAAGAATTGTAGTGATTCCTTTTTGCTTCAACTCCGGAATTAATTGTTCACGGAAGAAACGCATTTGAGAATTAAGGAAGATTTCATTTCCCTTCCTAATACCCCAATGCGTGTCTGAAATTATTGCTACCTTATTCATTTTATCCTTAAACGAATTTTACACTTACTTCATGTTCAATTAGATTATTCTCAAGTTTCCAATTTTCAAACCGAGTTATAAAATCAGAAGACCCATCGTACATGAAAGCTTTCTTTTGTAAGACTGTCATGAGTTTTTTACCATCTCTCATATCATTTAATTCTTGAACTTTTCTTGAGTATTGGTATTCATACGAACGTTCTTCTTGAGGCATTGTGTATGATTTATTATCATAAATGCCGTCCTTAATCATCCCAAGCATATTCAGAGCATATCGGTCACAATATTCGTGAATTGCTTCGTCTGTTGGCTCGCCCCCAATTGCTTGATGCGCATTATATCTCGCTAAATAAAAAACCCATGTTACATCATCAATTATTAGATTCTTAACTTCTACAGTTGTTACGTTCATTCATCGCTTCCTGTCATATTATTATCTATGCTATCAAAATTATCAAGAAATTCTACATTTATAGTTGTCTTGATTCTCTTCTTCATTCCTTGGATAGCGGCAATAAAGCTATTCCAAGTGATTTGTGAGAAATACGCAAATGGATTTGTTCTTGAGATATCATAACCATCTATTGCTTTAGCCATATTAAAAATAGCATCACTAAGCATATCTGTCATTTGGTCTGCTGGGTAGTTTGTGAAGTTTGGTCGTTTAGCCATTCCATTAGCAATCTTAATCAGTTTCAAACCTATCTCATTATTAACTCTATTCAATCTTTTTGACTGGATTGAGTTGTCTTCGTTCTCTGCGATATAACTCACCAACTGTCTTTTTTCTACTATTAGGTTATAGAACTTGGTATTGTCTAAATAACCCTTCTTTTTTGGAGCCATTGGTGTTACCTCTTTCTATTATTATAACATTGTAAAAATAAAAAGTGTAATTAGAAAACGGAATATTGTTAAACATTCCGTTTTTCGTTAACCAATTGTTGAGAAGCCTCCAACTTTTTTAACAATCATCTTTCTATTGTAGTTTTCATGGTCATTATCTCTGTGACTTATGATGTAGCTACACAACTTGCTATCATCTATAGTCATTTGTTTGATAGCTCCCATTATCTTATCAAGTCCTTCTGAATCAATAGAAGTATCAAGAATTTCATCAAACATCAACAAGTTACAATTCCAATTTGAGATTGTTTTTGTGGTGTCTATAAAGGAAAGCATAATAGCTATATCAATACGTTTCTTTTCACCTTCCGAGAATGACATATATGGAAGGTCTTCTTTTCCACCAATGTTTGTAATATGTTCTTCCATCACTTCATTAAAATTTATATTGACTGGTAGTTCAAAGATATCCAGAAAGTGGTTAATTTTTAGATTCAAGATAGGAACTAATTTTCTAAAGAAGAATGATTTAATGCCTTGGTCTGATAGAATATTAACAGCAAAATCATTATACTTCAAGTCTTCTTGGACAGTTGTATATTCTTGGAATTGTTGTTTGTAAGATTCTTTCCTATTTTCAAAATCTTCTTTCAATTGAGAATCATCAAAATTGAATTCTTTGTTTGTCTCTACCTCTATCTCATGAACAATTCTCTTGACATCCGTTTTAATATAACTCATCTTAGTTTTGTTCTTATCTACAGAGGTTTCGGTAGTTGATATGGCCTTTCTAATGCCCTCGTTAATGGTGTATAATTGACTGAGGGAGCTTCTACGTTCCTTGGCATCCGAAGCATCCTTCTTAGCTTTGTCAATATCATTTTGGAGTCTAATCAATTCTGTCTGTTTATGTTCTTCGGTCAAATCGGAATTACAGAACGGACATGTGGTATTCAATTCAAGCAATTCTATTTGTTTTGTTGAATCATTATATTGTTTCTCAGCAAATTTCATTATAGAATTAACTTCCGACACTTCACTTTGAAAATCAACTGTAGATAGTTTTGAATTTAATTCTATTAGATTAGCTTTATATGTTTTGTTTTCTTCTAGAAGTTGTTTGTATTCAATTTCTTTTTTATTGAATTCTGCATTAAGTCTTTCTAATGAGTTTTCTTTATCTGTATCAAAAGTAAGCCTTGTTCGTTCAATATTATCAATCTGAGTCTTCAATGTTTTAATTGTTGATTCTAAAATTGATATTTGACTCAAACTTAATTGACTTTGAACTTTCAATGTAGCATTATTATTCTTCAGTTTCTTTAGCATCTCAGCAAATACTTTTATGTTAAAGATTGATTCAATAATATCTCTTTTTTCAGCAGCTTCCAAAGCCAAATAACCTTTATTATAATTGATTGACAATGCGATAATTTGACGAAACAGATTGTGGTCAATGCCAATAATCTTGTTAATTTCTTCTTGGTTTAATTTCTTAGATGATAGCTTCTCCGAAGAAACATCATTTTTGTATATTTCAATTGTATTGGGTAGAAGAGTTCTGATAATCTTATATCTATCTTCACCAATTACGAAATTACATTCTGTATACAGTTTCTTTTTGTTTCTACGGTTAATCAAATCGTTTATCTTTATTTTGCGATAAGGTTTCCCATACAAACAAAAAGATAATGCGTCAATAAGTGTAGATTTGCCAGAACCAGAACGAGCAGAAATTAAAGTCATTCCTGTTTCAAATTCAACAACCGTTTCATCATTACCATAACTTAGAATGTTTTTGAATTTAATATTCTCAAACTTAACATACATGTAAAAGCCTTTCAAGTTTGAACAACAGAGAATTCAAAAGTGGAGATTTCTTTTCTCTCATACGCTTAAAGAATCTTCCATCTATCTCATTAACATAGTTCTTAATTTTCTTTATCAAATCTTTCTCAGAAATATCAAAAATGATGTAATAAAATCCGGAGTAGTCAATAAACACAACTTCTTCTGTGTCTAATGTATCTTTATAATCCATGATAGAATCAACAATATCTTGGAAATACAAGACATCAACTTTATTATTTTTTATCAATTTATACTTATCGATTCTAACAGATTTCATGTTGACTGATAAAATTTCTGATATTTTTATTGACTGTTCATCTGTAACATCATCAAAATAATTTACATAATGCCAAATTTTTGTTAGTAGTTTCTCAACCTCAGTTCCAAAATGACAAGTTTCAAAAAGTCTATAAAAATTAACCTTCTCAACTCCATTTTGACTCTGTATAATGTATTTGTAGGACGGTTCCATTAGCGTTTCCTCTTCCATTACTTATTATTTCTTCGGAGGAAATATTTTTCACCTCTTTTTTATAAATAATTTAGGATTTCCAAGGTGACATTCAATTTTGCCACTGTTAAGATATCTGTATGGCAGGTTACCGAATCTGCCGGGAGTTGTGAAAAACACTCACCAATGTTCCGCCTTCCCTAAGAAGATCGATCCTCAGACACTCTTTCAAGAGAAATAGAAAGAGAAACACGGTGGATGACAGGTGGTTCGGTATTACATGCGGAGCCGTAAGAAGCTGGGAGTATGTAAGGTTTGGATTTAGTCCAAAGGAGTTTAAGTTTTCACGACGGAGAAAGCAGCCATTTTTCTAAAGATGGTGATTGAAGAACGGGCGATGGCCTGTAAGATTCGTGCTACTCAGGGTGGTTGGTCTGAGCGACTAATTATCTTCTTCCTGGTCACTCATTGAAGGGGGCTGGGGGAAGGTCGTATCGATTAAGACAAACTCTTACAAACAGTGTTAGATTCTTTGCTGTGGTGGTTGTGGTGGATGAGCCAGCAGCCGCACTGAAAGAATCTAAAAATAAAAGAATCGGATGCTTGGAGGAGGCGACAGCCGACGACAAGCATGTGAGGCGGAGCCGAGCATTCAAAATTACCCATACACTAACCGAACAAAATTCCAGCAGCATTATGAGGAGCGGAGCGAAGAATAATGCCACCGCGAAGCTAAAGAAGCATCTACAAAGAGTGAGGCTGGTAAGAATTGGTTTTTATTAGATTTTAATGTTAGCTCACTTCGTTCGCTAACATGCTTTCGTACCATTTCGCTTCGCTACATTCAACTCCAAGCATACACGTTGTTAAAATATCCATATTCCTAAAAAGAGATTGTGAGGAACGTAGTGACGAACAATCATAAATACCTACATAAATGATTCTTTCATACAAAATTGAACTAAAACCTAATAAAGAACAAATAAAAGCTTTTCGGTTAAATGCTGGGGTGTCTCGTTACGCTTATAATTGGGCTTTAGAAAAACATTCAAAAGAATATGAATTGTCAAAAACAAATAGAGCTAAAAAACCAAAAGTTAGTTCATATATCTGGATGAAAGAATTTACACCTATCAAAAATGATTCCGAGTGGATGTCTAAATGTTCTAAATGGACTCCACAAACTGCACTAATAAACCTTCAGCAAGCTTATGATAGATTCTTCAAAGGTCTTGGTGCTTATCCAAAACGAAAGAATGGAAGACAAGACACGTTTATAGTCCGCGATACAAAAGTAGGTTACAACTACATCATTCTGCCTAAAATTGGAAAAGTTAGACTAAAAAGAAAAGGTTATGCTTCGGATACTGAGATAGGAGTTTCAGGAATCACTATTTCGCGCGAAGCAGACCGTTGGTTTTGTTCTTTCTACATCAAGTCTCAAACAAAAATTCCACCAACTCTACCACAATTAACAAATCTTTCTTCTGAAGATATTGTAGGTTTGGATTTAGGTATAAAAGATTTAGGTATATCTTCAGACGGACAAGTTTTCCAGAATCCAAAAACTTACAAGAAGTATCAGCAAAAGTTAGCAAAATACCAGAGAAAACTTGCTCGGCAGAAAAAAGGTTCAAAAAACCGGAACAAAACTAAAACAAAAATTCAAAGACTTCATAGGAAAATTGTAAACGTAAGAAAAGATTGCTCAAACAAAATGACTTCTGCACTGACAAAATCGGGACCAAAGATGCTGGTTGTGGAAACTCTAAAACCTAAAAACATGAGCAAGAACCGCAAATTAGCTGGAGCTATCTTAGATTCTGCGTTTGGGGAAATTCAGAGACAACTAAATTATAAATGTGAAATGCGAGGAGTTCATTTAGTCAAGGCTCCTCAGTTTTACGCAAGTTCTAAATTTTGCTCAAGCTGTGGAAAGAAAAAGAATGATTTGACATTGAACATTAGAGAATGGACTTGCTCTTGTGGAGCCAACCACGATAGAGATTTCAATGCTGCTAAGAACTTACAGTATTTTGGTTATTGGTTGTTAGAACCAGTTAAGAAATTAGAGAAAAATACCGAAGGTTATTCGGAAATCAACGCTTGTGGAGATGAGAGGTTGCAGTTCTTAACAGAACAGTGCTCGTCTATGAAACAAGAATTCTTAAAAGTTAAAGAGAAATTTTTAATTCGAGAGATGTAACACGAACAATCTTTCCGGCCACATTCAAATATTTTAATTGGTTCTTGTTGTCTCTGTTAGCACCTAATGTTCGTCGCTTTGCTCCTCACCTTCATTCGTTTCACTCATGAAGCTCCAATGTTTGATAAATCCAGCGAGGATAAATATTTCCATGACACAGACAGCCTCACTTAAAGACAGCGTAATGACTTACAACCAGTTCGAGAAACTAAAAGACTGGTTAGAAACAACTCTCACTTTTGACGAAACCAACTTATCTTCAAAGCTTCAATCGTTCACTAAATGGTATTCCAGCCTCACAAACATATGCGTTTCAGAAGAATTATATGTGGCAGAATTACGCTCTGAATTAGCAACATTACTATCAGAAGTCCAAGACTCAATCAAGACAGGTCGGATTCTTTATGATAATCGAGAAGAAGTTAAGATAAGAATGAATGGTGATGTTCGTCTTAAAGAATTGAATTTAGAAATAGCTAAACGTGAAACAATGATTCGTTATCTTCAGACTCAGCAAGAGAATCTAAAGAGTTTAAGATTTGATGTTTCTAATTTCATAAAGTGGAAAGAATACGAATCAGGAAAATAGGAGTTAATAATGAGTCTTAAAGAATACATAAATGAGCAGATTGAAAAGAAATCTGAATATGGTCTTCCAAACTCTCGTCAGAATATGATTGATGATATGGTTGAAATTGCCGAGAACGTCATACGTGAACAAAAAGATATGGTTGGTCCTGAACAAATCTTCCAAATTGCTTCTGAAATTAAGTTCCGTGATGATATGGATGAAGTAAAGAAGCGCATAGAAGATTCAAGAATACAAGTTATGGATATTATAAAAGAAAAGTATTCTAAAATCGTAAAACCTATAAATAATGATAAGGAAACTTCCAATAAGGAAAAGGATGACAAAAATGGATATGAAAGAAAAGGTAAAGAAAGCTCTACTCGCAGAAGCCGCTGACCTATCATTCGGAATGAGCGGATATGGTTATGTTGGTGCTTCTGCCGAAGAACTTGATGAAGCTCGTCGCGCAAAGAAGAAGAAAGAAGAGGAATCTGAAAAAGAAACTTCAGAAACCGAGTCTTCTGAAAAGTCCGAAACTCTAACTGAAGGAAAGAATCGCAAGAAGAAGGAAGAGTCTGAGGAAACTTCTGAATCTTCAACCCCTGAGTGTTCAACATATGAAACCTCACTAACCGAAGCTGAGATTCAGGATATTAAACTTTCAGCTCGTCAGATTCGCTCACTTGTTGTTGCTTCTATTGCTGAGTCAATGGTTAATGAATCAATTGATGAAGATGAAGAACTTGAACAGCTTGGACTATTGGTTGAAGGAAAGCTAACATCCAAGTCTAAGGAATGGATTAAGAAGTTCCTACCTACAATCTACGCATCATAATATAAATCAAAACTTAAAGGATGATTCTTCGGAGTCGTCCTTTTCTTTTATCGAAAATTATAAATAGTTAATATTGGAGAAACAAAATGGATTTTAAGGATTATATTAAAGACCGCCTTGATGAAGCTGATGATTCTGAGTTAGCTTTTAGCAATGCTGGAGATGTTCTTTCAGACATGGGAGATATCATTAACAACCTCGCTGCTATCTTTTCAGCCATGAGTTCTGAAGGTAGCTTGAATGGAAATAAGGTTGTTCCAGTTCAGTGTGTTGAAATTCGTAAAAAGATTAATTCTGTAAACGAAGCTTCTAAGAACAAAGATGAAGTTTTCACTGATGAAGAGTGTCGTAAGCTAAAGACAATCTCAACAGATTTGAAGATTGTTGTTCTGAAGAAGATTAAAGAAGCATCCGATATTGTAAACAAGAGAACTAAAGCAGAGCAAGAAAAGGCCGCTAAACAGGCAGAAAAAGAAACTCCTCCTGTTGAAGATGAGCCAGAACCAGAAATCTAAAACAGAAGCCATCAATAAAATGATGGCTTTTTTGTTACCATAAGTAAACATATGAGCAATAAAATAATAGCAAGAAAAGTTAACGAAGTATTTCTAAAACTACAAACTACAAAAAGTATTGAAATGGATTTGTATGGTCACTTCGCTGAGTTTGCTGAGAATTACATTTTCCATCCAAAGTTCAAACAACATTTCTGGGATGGCAGGATACGACACTACGACAAAGTTAATTCACTTCTTCCTACAGGCTTATTGCCCAAGCTATCGAAATATTGTAAGTTAAATCAAATTGAATTAGAGTATGATTTTGATGTCTCTGAGATGTTTAATGAAATAACTGATGAAGAACTTTATGATTTTTATGATGAAGTAATTCCTAAAGATTCCGAACTATATCCAAGAGACTATCAACATAATACTATTCTAAAAGCATTGACTAATAAAAGAGGAATATGTCGTCTCGCCACATCTGCTGGTAAAAGTTTTATTCAATATTTGATTTGTCGCAAGTTATTGAAAGAAGATAGAAAAATATTATTCATAGTTCCAAACGTATCATTGGTAGAACAAATGTATTCTGATTTTATTAGTTATGGATATTCTGAAATTGATTCTACTGTTTGTAAATTACATGGACAGGTTAAGAAAGATACAATAAATTTCAACAAACCAATTCTTTTGACCACATGGCAGAGTCTTCAAGGAAAGAAACCAAGCTTTTTTGAAAGATATGATTCATTAATATGCGATGAAACACATTTGGCGGCTGCGCAAATATTAAACAACATTTCAAAATACTGTGTGAATTGTGACATTCGTATTGGGTTGACAGGAACCATGCCAGCTAACAAAGCGACCGCACAAACGATTGTAGGGATGTTAGGACCGATTGTATATGATGTGACTACTAAGGAATTGATTGACAGAGGGTTTGCTTCGGATGTGGAAATCAACAACGTTCTTCTGAAATATGACAATTCTTTCAAAGTAGCCAGAACATATGATGAAGAAATGAATTTTATTTCTTCATATAAGCCAAGGCAAAAAATACTCAATAAAATTGTAGATGCTTCTGGAAAAGGAACTAACACTCTTATTCTTGTTCATAAGATTGACCATTTAGAAGAAACTTACAAATATCTTTATGAAAATTATGGAACAAAATATAGTGTTTATAAAATTTACGGAGAAATAAAAGCTACAGATAGAGAGACTATTAGAAAGAAGATGGAATCGTCTGGTGATGTTTTGTTGGTAGCAACTTACTCAACACTATCAACGGGGTGGTCTGTAAAAAGACTTCATAACATTGTTTTCTACTCTTCATACAAATCAAAGATAAAGATTCTTCAGTCTATTGGTCGTGGGTTGAGAAAGCATGAAAGTAAAGAGTCTATGATTCTGTGGGATGTTGTTGATGATTTAAGATATCAACATGGAACTAAGTTGGTAGATAATTATATTTTCAAGCACTTCAAGGCAAGAAAAACATATTATGAAGAACAAGGATTTAAGTTTACGGATTCGTTATTTAAACTATCATAAATATAGATAGCATTGGAGAGATAATGGAATTCAATTACTATAACCCGTTCTCTAAATTCTTCCTGGATTCGAAATATAAACAGGAAGAAGAGAGGGAAATTCAGGGAATAAAGAACGCCCAAGGTATATCAACAGAAGACTACGAGTTTTTTGGTTCTGATGGTTCAAACAAAAACATGGCGGCTTTTGGTTTAAACAATACTCAAGCTTTGTTTAAGACAAGTTTCGTAAACAAACAACAGAAGATTTCATTGTATCGTGAAATGGCAAACTTCCCAGAAATCAAAGATGCTATTGATACTATTTGTGATGAAGCCATTACATCAAACGAAGATGGAAAGTATGTTGACCTTTTAATAAACAAAGAACTGCCAGCAAGAGAAGAACGATTCATTAGAAAAACATTTGAATATGTTGTTAATGATGTTTTGAAATTCCACAAGAACGGCTGGGAATATTTCCGTCGTTGGTTGATTGAATCTGAACTCTTCCTTGAAATGGTATTGAACAACGATGGTAATAAAATCATTCGTGTTCGTGCTTTACCTGCCGCAATTACACAACCAGTTTATGAAGGAACTGTAATTAGGAAATATATCCAGAGTCCTTCTGTAACTACTCAAACAAATTCAGTAGGAATGCCTTCTCAAACTGAGGGGAAAGTATTTGCGTTTGAATCAAATCAAATCACATATGTTAATTATGGAGAATACGGAAATACTCTATTGGATGTCCGTGGTTACTTAGAAGCTACAATCAGAACTTACAATCAATTGAAATCTCTAGAAGATGCTGTTATTATCTATCGTTTGGTTCGTGCTCCTGAGAGAAGAATCTGGAATGTCAACTCAGGAAAACAACCACAAGGAAAGGCTGCAGAATTCCTAAAAAATCTAATTCATAGTTATCGTAAGAATGATATTTACAATCAACAGACTGGTCAAGTTGACTCAACCAAGGCGTTCCAGGCTCTCACACAAGACTATTGGTTTCTAAAGGACTCTGATGGACGTGGAACAGAAGTAACAACTCTTCAGTCTGGAATGAATCTTGGTGAATTGGATGATGTAAATTATTTCCTAAGAAAGCTTTACAAGACGCTAAACATCCCTCGTTCTCGTTGGGAAGATACAATGAACACTGTAGCTACTGGTATGGCTCCTGGTGAAATCACACGAGAAGAATTGAAATTTTCAAAGTTCGTCAATCGTCTCAGAACAAAATTCTCAAGAATCATAATAGATGTTATGGTTCAGCAGTTGAGATTGTCTAACCAAGTTGACCAAAAGTATACAAAAGAATCACTGTTTAATATTAAATATTTTGAAGAGAATGCCTTCGCAGAACAGAAGAAACTACAAGTTCTAAAAGCAAAAGTTGATGTCCTTTCGCAGTTTACAGGTGACATTGCTTCAGCAGACAATCCAACAGGTTTGTGGTCAAGAAAATATGTCATGCAGGAAGTTTGGGGAATGAATGACCAGCAATATCAAGAAATTAGAACTCAGATTGCTGAAGAACTTGCGGAAGAAGAACGAAAAGCAAATCCTCCAGAAAAAGAGGAAAAGAAAAAGAATTCAAAAGAAGATGAAGATGGAAATGAAGATGGCTCAAAAGAAGCAAAATCAGAAGTTCCAGTTCAAGAAGTTCCACCAGAGCAACCAGAAGACACCCCAGCTTCAGTAGCAAAAGGTGAAGGTGGAGAGTCAGGATTCCCAGAGCCATAAGGAAAATAGAGATGACAAACTTCGATGATTTCATTCAAAGAAAACTGAATGAGCAGAAAATAATCAATTTCACTCAAGATGAAAAAGATGAATTGGAAAAGTTTAAGTTTAAAGACGAAGATGTGAAAATGGTTTATGAATTCTACCACACAGCTTTATATGTCTCTAAAATTGAAAAAGGATATTTAGCAGAACTTCAAGCATATGCCGAAATGAAAGAAGATGAAGAAATTTATTTAAAAAGTGAACTTCATTCAATCTATCAAATCAAAAATGTGCTTGAACTTTCTAAAGAATTAGACCAAATAGTAAAAAAGTTTGAACGCTCCTATATGAGTTAATATGTTTAAAAAAGCATTTTCATTTCTAAAAGCCGTCCTCGGTCCTAAAGTGTCAACAGAAGAATACTCAAAAAGACTAAACACTTGCTCAGATTGTATTTGGAATGTTAAGAAAAAAACAAGAAACTATTGTAGAGAATGTGGCTGTCCTCAAGTAAAGTATTGGCCTTGGTCTGAACTAAAAACAAAAGCAACTTACAAATATTCAGAATGTCCAAGAAAGAAATGGGATAAATAATATAAACAGGAGAATTCTAAATGCAGTTTGATAAATATGTTTCGTTTTTACTTGAATCAAAAAAAGATGAGATTGAAAAAGAAGGTAAGTTTACAGAAGCCGAATTAGCAATATTAAAAGATGCTAAATTAAAAGTTATAGACGCAGATAAAATAACATACGGAATGGGAAAAATATATCCTGTTAAGAACGGAACAATCACTCTAAAAGTTTCTCCAGCAGTTAAAGGTGTATTCTTTAATGTATTGTTTCTAGAAAAAGGTGAACCAACAATAGATGGATTGGCTGTTTTAACAGAAAAGAAAATCAACGTTTTGAATAAAGAATCTCTTGAGAAATTCATTGTTGATGGTGAAAACTTAGTTAAACTTATTAAAGAAATGTAAAATAGGAGAATTGAAATGAAATTCGATGAATATATTTCGTTTTTGCTTGAATCAAATCAACCAGAAGAGTTAAAAGATGGAATGGTTGTTTGGTATAAGGATGGTAATGATTGGCGTAAGGGTAAGTTGGTATCTGACAAACATATATCAACTACTAAAAAAGAATTTTGGATGGTTGATAGTTTTACAAATAGAAAAACACGAGACCAGTTAAAAACAGAAAAAGAAATGGTAGAATGGCGAAATTCTGGAAGAAAGAAGTAGTAAACTATGAACTTCAAACTCTTTTGTGAAAACTACGAACATCCGCCTAAAGAAAATGTCCTAACTCAAAATGAATTAGACCTTCTAAAGAACACTGGATTCAAAATAGCAAAAGATAAGAAGACCGCATTCAAGAAATTAGAATCAGATTTCGTGATTGATGTGTTCCGATAATTTCATTGATTTTATCTAGTTTCATATAATTTTTGTTACTATAAATATAGATATGAGTAAGTCTAGTTACATTCGTTCTTCTAAGTTGTCATTGAAATTCTCTAACAAAACTAAATTAGAATTTATAAAAGAATTTGTTTTGGAATATGAAGCTTCGGTAAGAGCGTTTACGGAAATGTTGTGGGTTGGTAGGTTCCAATTCGGTGACCATGTTTTAGATGTTCAAAACCATCAATATGATTGTCCTCTATTCTGTCCAGAACTAAATCTAGAATCTGAACTAACTTCGCGGGTTTTGAAATGTGCTAAAACTCAAGCTCTTGGAATCGTAAAAGCGGTTCTGAACAAAAGAAAAAAGGATGAAGCTAAATTAGAATTCACGAAAGCAAAAGGAATAACTAACCAAAAATTGGAACACATCCTACAATCTAAACCTACCAAACCAGAAATCAAAAACCTATCTTGTGAAATCAACTCTCTTCTAGTCTCAGTTGAAAAATCAAATAATTCCAAATTTGATTATTGGCTAAATCTACACTCACTCTATACAAAGAAACGTGGGAAACATCTACTTATTCCTTTGAAATCTCACAGACAAATGAAGAAATGGGAAGAACGAGGTTGTTTGCTGAACTCTGTTCTTCTTTCCAAATCGGAAGTTCAACTAAGATTCTCTATCCAAACTCCTGAGAAAGTAAAGAACAAAACAACAATTGCAGTAGACCAAGGAATAACTTCTCTAATAACCACATCAAGAAATGACCATCTACCTATCTATCAATCCGGGAAGTGGAACCTCAACACAATAATGACAGAGATGAGCAAAAAGAAAAAAGGGTCAAAAGCTTTTCAAAAATTGGTAGAGCTAAGAAAGAACTACATAAATTTTGTATTAAACAGACTCAACCTTTCAGAAGTAGGAGAAATTAAATTAGAGAAAATAGAAAACATTCGTTACGGTAGAAGTGTTGGTAGGAAAATGTCACACTTCTCAAATCCTTTGATTCGAGACAAGTTTGAAAAACTATGTGAAGAAACGGGCGTCCTTTTGATTCATGTAGATAACCAGTTCAACAGCCAAAGGTGTAACAAATGCGGGTGGACTCAGAAAAAGAATAGACAAGGAAAATCTTTCAAATGTAAGAAATGTGACCACTCTGCTGACGCAGACGAAAACGCAAGCCAAAACATCTTGATAAGAGATTCTTTGGTCCAAATTCCTTTTGGGTTCAGAGAAAAGAAACTAAATTTGGTAGGTTTTTACTGGACTTGTTCAGGTTTATTTTCTTCTTCCTGGTTGGATTTTACAGTCCCAACTACCTAAAAACTGCATTGTTTATATCAAACTATAAATGATAACGAACTGTTCTCAGACAAATCAAACACTGTCATGAAACTAAAACTAAACAATATTCAACCAGAAGTTGAAGTCTCAGTTTCTAAGATTCGTTACATCACACCAGCAATTCTATCAGCTTTTCTTAAATACTCCGAAGAAAAAATTAAAAACTTTCCTAAATAATAGAAACAGGAGAAAATAATGCCTAAGATAATCGATCTAATTCAATCCGGAAACTTTGATGAACTAAAGTCAATCCTTGAAGATAAAGTAGCTACTAAAGTCGCTAAGAAAATCTCAGAGAAGAAAGCTGAGTTTGTTGAGAAGATGAGACTAGCTAAAGAAAAGAAGTAAAAAAGAAAATAAACAAGAATGAAGAAGCTCTCACCAAAAATGAGGGCTTTTTTCATATTATAATAAATACAATAAACAGGAGGACTAAAATCCTATGAAAATGTTAGTTGAATTGGCTGACCACGGACAGTTTGAATATATTACAGAAGCTAAGAATGACACGAAGATTTATAAGATGCGCGGAATCATGATGGAATCTTCAATCCGTAATAAAAATGGACGCAAATATCCAGATGAAATTATGGAAAATGAAATCAAACGATATAATGATGAGAAAGTTAAATATCGTCGAAGCTTTGGCAGTGCCGACCATCCTTCGGTTGGAACAGTAAAACTTATGGATGCTTCTCATATCATTACTGAACTTTATTATGATAGAGAAAAGAAACATGGGTTTGGTGAATTGGAAGTTCTCGATACTCCATCAGGAAAAGTTCTAAAAGTTCTAATGGATGCTAATTGTCAGTTGGCAGTTTCTACCAGAGGAATTGGTTCTCTTCTTGAAGATAATGTTGTTGGTCCTGATTATAAACTATTGGCAGTGGACGCTGTAAGTGACCCATCCAGTCCTAACGCTTTCGTAAATCGTATCCAAGAACATAAAGATTATATCATAAATGAACATGGTGATATCGTTGAAATGGCTGTTGAAAATCTAGAAAAGAATCTTGCTAAACACGGTTCTCGTCAGTTAGCAGAAGACCTTTCTAATTTCATCTCTCAGCTAAAGCGAAAAATCTAATTCTATTTCGTATGTTATTTCAAAAGCTCTCACCAAAAATGAGGGCTTTTTCTTTACCCATTTCTCCATTTTCCACAAAACTCCAAAAATATAAATACTGTCTTTCCTAAATAATTGTAACCATTACGGAGGTTTAACAATAATGAGTGTATTAGCAAAATTTAAAGAATCCCTCTCTCCTGAAGATTTCGTTCAGCTTGAAGAGTCAATCACCGCTCTAATTGAAGAGAAGGCAAAGACTCGCGCCGATCTAATCGTAGAAGAAGTCAAAGCCGAACTAGAAAATCTCGCAGAAGAGTTTACTAAGCAGGAAGTCGAAAAGGCCGTTGCTGAAAAGACAGCTGCTCTAGAAGAAGAGTATCAAACCAAGTCCGAACTATTCAAGGAAACAGCTATTGAAAAGATTCAGGAAATGGCTGAAGGATATGTTGCTAAAGAAGTTGAAGAGAAGGTTTCTGAAATCCGCTCCCAGCTTGAAGAAGAGTTTGCTGAAAAGGCCCAGACTCTAGAAGAGAATGTTGTTGACAAGCTTGACAAGTTCCTCGATCTCGAAATCTCTTCAAAGATTTCCGATGAGCTACTTGAATCAGTTGCTATTAACGAAACCTACGCTCCTCTAATCAAGGGAATTCAGCATCTATTTGAATCACAGTTTGTTGCTCTTGATTCCGAAGGCTCACAAATTGTCGAATCCGCTACTTCTGAAGCTAAGACCCTAAAGACCAAACTCAACGAATCTCTTTCTGAAAAGATTGCTCTCGCTGACAAGGTTGAGAAGCTTCAGACCGGCCTCCTAATTGCTACTAAGACTGAAGGACTCACAGAATCCCAAAAGGAACGCGTCCTAGTCATGCTTGAAGGAAAAGGATTTGAAGAAGTTTCCGAAAAGATCGACACCGTTGTTGATATTATCACAGAATCCGAAGATGTTCTTGGAAGCAAAGACGAACTTGACGAAAATGATAACACAGACGTTTTCGCAGGATATGTCGAACCAATCAACGAACAAGCCGAAACTAAGACAGAAAATGTAACTGACTTCAAGTTTAATAAAGTCAATTACCTACTTGAGCACTAAGAAAAAATAATTTTGGTGAATTTTATAAATACTTTTACCATTAAAGGAGATTACTAAAAATGGATAATTTTGATCGCAAAGAAGCATACGAGAAGTGGCTAAAGGCTCCAGGCAAGCTATCTGTCTCAAATATTTCAGAATCCGATGTTCGCGAAAATATGGCCGTTCTTCTCGAAAACCAAGAACGCATGGACATCCGCAAGGAACTAAACGAAGACGCAATCACCACCACTAACTTCGGTTCTAACTCTGGTGAAGGTGCTCGTTTCAGCCCTATCGCTCTTGCTCTCGTTCGTCGCTCTTTCCCTGACCTATTCGCTCACAAGGTCGTTGGTGTTCAGGCTCTAAATTCTCCTCTTGGACTCGCTTACGCTCTACGTTATGCTTATGACGTTGCAGGCGTTCCTCCAACCGGATCAACTCCTGGTCTAACCGCTTTCAATGGCGGATCAGATCAGTATGAAGCTGGTTTCAAGAAAGTTGGCGAATACTCAGGTTACACTGGTTCTACCCCAAACTCCGCTCTATCAACCGCTCTAACTGCTATCTACAACTTCTCAAACTCCGCTACCGCTGGACAGTTTGGAACAGGTGCAGCTACTTCTGTTGCTGAAGCTTGGAGCATTGGCGCTCGTACCATGCCTTCAATGAAGCTATTCCTTGATAAGGTTGCTATTGAAGCTAAGACCCGTAAGCTCGGCGCATCTTTCTCTCTCGAATCCGCACAAGACCTAAAGGCTATGCAGGGTATTGAGATTGAACGCGAAATGTTGAACATCCTAAACTACGAAATCACCGCTGAACTTGACCGCGAAATCCTTGGTCGTATGATCCAGGCCGCTGTAAACACCTCAAATGGTGGCGCAGCTCCTATCGCTTTCAATGTTTCTGCCGCCGATGGTCGTTGGTCACAGGAAAAGTTTGCTACAATCGTAAATCTGATTACCAAGATGTCTAACGATATCGCTACCGCTACCTTCCGTGGTGCAGGTAACTTCTGCGTTGTTTCCCCTCGCGTTGCTACCGCTCTACAGGCCGCTGGTCCTCAGTTTACCGCAAACACTTCAGACATTAATGCTTCGCATACAATGGCTGAGGTTGGTACAATAAATGGCCACATTAAAGTTTTCAGAGATGCATTTTCTCCGATTGATTATGCATTGGTTGGATATAAAGGTCCAGGAATTTCTGATTGTGGACTTATCTATAGCCCATATATCACTGGTCTATTTAATCGTGCAATTTCCCCCGATGATTTTGGTGTTCGTATCGGTGTAATGTCACGTTTTGCAATTACTGATAATTTGCTTGGTTCGGGTCGTTACTACAGACTCGCTACTATCACCAATCTTGATACCATTCTTGGTGCTTAATAGTTAGTTCTTGTTAATGTAAAGTTAAGGAGAGATGGCAACATCTCTCCTTTTTCGTTTTATAATTACACAAATAAAATTTCCAAGGTTAAAATAATATTGAGGAGAACTGTATGGGACACAACAAACAAATAAAGATATTAAACAGAGAACTTAGAAAATATTATTTGGATAATAATATAGAGCCAACGCATAAGTATTGTTCTGATTGTAATGAAAAGAAACAAATAACCGAATTTTTCAAAAAGAAATCTTGGTCGTTATTTGGAGTAGCTACAATATGTAAATGTTGTAAATATATTAGGGATAACGAGTATTTGTCGGTTCCGGAGAATAAAAAACATCGTAAAGAATATAATGCTGAGTATTTTGTAACTAACAAGCCTAAATTAAAACAAAACAATAAAAATTATAGAGAAGAAAATAAAGAGGCTATTAAAATAAAAGATAAAGCTAGACGTCAGAAAAATAGACATAAAAAGAATGAGAAAGTTAATAAATTGTATGCTACAGATGAAGATTTTAGAACAAAGAAATTGATGCGTGGTCGCCTTTGGAATGTTATGAATGGTAAGAAAAATAAGAAAGCGTGTGAATATGGAATTGATTGGGCTGCTTGTATTGCTCATTTAGGACCAAGACCAGATAATATAAATTTTTATCACATTGACCATATTGTGCCCTGCTCTTGCTTCGATTTTACCAATCCTTCACATCCTGCTATTTGTTTTCATCCTACTAATCTTAGATGGGCATTAGCTGATGAAAATTTAGCAAAGAATGATACCATATTCCCTGAATTAATAGAACAATATAATTTACATTGGATTGTTGAGTCTTTGAACTTAAATATTGATGAATGGAATTCTAAATTATGATTCTCTAATAAATACATTCATGGACGACGATAAATATATTCCAACTGAAGAAGAGAAGAGAAAATTTGGTAGAATGTCTAAGGGATATTCTTCAACTGATTCATCTAAACAAACCAAACAAACCAAATCCAAATTTGACACCAGAAAAGTATTAAATCTTCTCACGCACATTACACCCAAGTTATCATCGGACCAATCACGGAAGAAGTTTCAGAAGTTTTGGTTTGATTGTCTTCAATTTTCCAAGGACGATGTTTCTGGTTGTATTAAATTTATCAGGGACAATCTTAATACATATAATAGGAAGGATTATGAAACAATCACTTCCGCATTAGATGAGATAGAAGAAAGGTGGAAGAATGCTGTTTGAAAATATTAGAGTGTATCCTATTGAGATGAAGAATCAGTTGACTGGTGAGATGAAGATTTTGCTTCCTGGAGAAGTTATGGATTTGCCAGAAGCTTTAGGAAAGATGTATTACAATTACTTAAAACCAGTCTTGACAGAATCGCAGGATGTTGAATTGTTTGTAGAAGACATCCAGAGTGAGATTGTTTCAGAATTTAACATGAGTGATGATTTACATTCTCCTGTAAGTGAAGAGAGTGGAGATATTATAGAAGCTAAGGAAACCATTTCTAAGATAATGAATGGTGAGAATGTTCTTTTGGTTGAAGAAGAAGTTGTAGAAAAGAAACCAAAGGGAAGGCCGAAGGTTTATGAAGGAGAAGTATCGTCAGCAGAAAAGCGGAAACTTCAAAGACAGAAAAAGAAAGAGAACGATTCTAAGTTCAAAGATTTAAAATTTTAAGAGGTGAATGATGGGATTGATAACTAACGAAGCTGAGTTTATAAGTTATATTAAACGAATGCTTGGAAATCCGGTAATAAATGTTGAGGTTGCAGACATCAATGTGACGGATTGTATCTACGATGCCATTCAAGAATTTCAAAGATATAATTATGGAGAGGGTAGTGTTCGGGATGTTCTGACTATTAATTTAATAAATGGAGTATCTGCTTACAGTTTATCAGGATTAGGTATTGATTCGGTTCTTGACATTCAGTTGACTAATGGAATATATAATATAAATCAATTATTCTCTCCAACGCATATGCTTCTTTACAATCAATTTCAAAGTGGTCAATATCCTGGTGGAACTGGAAATGGTGGTGCTGCTGGTCTTGGTGGTTCTGGAGTTTTGGGAAATTATCAAATTCAGATGATGTATTTGTCAGAAATTCAAGAAATGTTTCAGCGCAGATATGTTTGTGATTATTCTGAATGGTCACAGACGCTAAAAGTAAGACCAACTCCAAACCAAGATGATATTGGAATTTTGATGGTTTTTAGAAAAGAATCAGCAATCAATCTTTACAATCATCCGCTTGTTAAAAAATTGGCTATTGCTAAAGTTAAGAAAATTTGGGGAAGGACGCTTTCGAAATACTCAATTTCTTTACCCGGCTCCGGTTCGATAACTGGCCAGGAAATACGTCAAGAAGGAATTGAAGAAGAAAAGGAACTTATCGAGTCTATCCGCATGGAAGGATCTCCGCCAATTTTTCTTGTCGGCTAATTTTTAGAAATATATTTCAGAAAGAAAATAAATGTGTCAAAACTGTAATGAAACGAAAATTTGTAAACGGTGTCATGAAACAAAGTCAATCGTGGAGTTTTATAAATATAATAACACAATTTTGGATTGGTGTAATGAATGTGCTGATGAATATAAAGGTCGGCTTTATAACGAAAAAATTAAAGTTGTTGTAGAACCTGGATTTAAAGTTTGTTGTAATTGTAAAGATATAAAACCAATAACATCTTTTGAGAATAATATACAAAATAAAGATGGTTTAAAAGCTATATGTATTGAGTGTAGTCGTAAAACCGTGAAAGAATACCTTGCTAATTTGGCGGTGTTGATAAAAGAGTTATTTGAGCAAGATATTGTACTTCCGGTTGGTATGAAAAGGTGTATTAAATGTGAGCAAATAAAAAATGTATCAGAATATGGTGTTTGTAAGAATATTAAAGGTGGTTTAAACTCAAAATGCCGTGATTGTTTCAAGATTGATAATCAGAGAAATAAGAAAGGACTTAGTGTTAAAACTATATCGGATGATATGAGGAAATGTCCTCATTGTAAAGAAATAAAGCCAAAGAATATATTTAAAATAACAAAATATGGAAGAGTTTGTCCAGAGTGTCAAACTATTAGGAGGAGGTTGGTTAAAGAAGAAATATTTCGTAGAAATGGTAAGACCTTACCACCAGAAGGATTTTGTCAATGTTTTGAATGTTCGCAAATTAAGACGATTGCTGAAATGAATAAAACTAAGTGTAAAGAATGTATATCAACAATGAATAAAATACATAATGATGTTATGAAATATAGAGACAAAGTTTCTATAGATTTTAAAACATGTTTTAGATGTAATAATTCATTACCAATATCTAAATTTGTCAAAAAGGTTAAATCTAAAACAGGATATGGTGGTGTATGTAAAGATTGTTTGAAACAGGAACGAGATTCAACACCAAGAGACCGATCAAAAGAATACAAACGAGATTTGGAACGTATGAAAACTGATTCGGAATATCGTATAAAGAAATTGGTTAGAAGTTCTATTAGAGATTCATTCCGACAAATAGGCAAGAAGAAAGAATTTCCAACAAAAGCATATGGGATAGATTTTTCTTTAATATATTCTCATATTGGAGACAGACCTTCTCCAGACTATCAACTTGACCATATTATTCCGATAGCCTTATTTGATTTCAATAATAATGAACATATCAGATTAGCCCATCTTCCTGAAAATCTTCGGTGGATTCCTGCATCTGAAAACTTATCAAAACAAGATACTATATTATGGGATGTGATTTCGTCTAACCAAACACTATTAGAAATAGCAACTAAATTAGATTTGAATGAATCTCATAATGGATTAGAAGGCGCTAAGATAAAAGAATCCAGAAAGAATAAAATCTAAATACAGGTATGGCTAATTTCAACGATTTTCCTCGTATTGATCCTATTTGGCAATTCAATCATTTTTCATCTGCGTATGATAATGAGAGAAAGTTGTATGATTTGCTAATTACTGAGTCATATAACCTTAATGGTGTGTGTTGTTCTTATTTCCCAGTTTCTGTTAATACCTCATATGACAAGATTTTTGGTGAGGATATGAGTCAGCAGATTGAGCGTTCGTTTGAAGTTATGGCTTATTTTGACCTTCCCAGAGAAACGAAGACATTTTCTACTCAAGGTCAGCTGTGGATTGATAAGTTTCATATTTACATTTCCAAGAGGCATTTTGCTGCGGCGTCTACTGACAATTATCTTCCTAAGATTGGGGATTTGGTTCGTAGTCAGTATAACGATGTTTATTACGAAGTATTATCTGTTAAAGCTGAAGAGGAGCAATTCTTACAAGCGAAGCATTCTTGGGATTTGACAGTTCGTGTTTATGTTGACAAGCATCAGAGTGTTAATCCAGACACTTCAGCTTCAATGGGAAGTTTGCCGGAATATGTTGATAAGAGTGATATATTTAACATTGGTGAATGGGTAAATAATGAGAAAGGAAATGCTTTGTATTCTCCTGGAGCTACAGAGTGTTCTCCTAAAGACCCATTCAACAATTGGACTAATAATTAAGAAAGGTGTATTATGGATTTAGAAAAGATTGAAACGCTTGTTGCTAAGTTAGCTAAAGATGGAGATAGAGAAACTATTTCAGTTGTATGTGAGTTATTGAATGAAGTTTCTAAATTTAAAAAGAAAGGTGAGAAGAAATCACCTCTTAGTGAAATGATGTCGGAACAAAAGACAAGAATTCCAAGAGATTTGAATTCTCACGCTTCTTTAATTTTAGATGGAATTCCGGATACTTATGTTCCAAATTCTATCCCATCTTCTAATTATTCTGGAGGCACATCTGTTTCAAATTTCAAACCAGAAATAACAGGACATGCTGACCTATTGTTGTAATAAATAGTTAGATGAAAAACTATTCACAAACTTTATATTTGTTAAGAGAGTCTTCTTTCAGTAGAGATTCTCTTTTTGTTTCTGAATTAGTAGAAGAGGTGAAAGGTTTAATAACTGAATCATCTGAACTATTAGAAAGAAAAGCTAAACAGATTGATGATTCGGAAATAGAAGAATTTGAGAAGCAGATAACTGAACTTAGGTTTATTCGTTCAAAGTTATTAGAGATTTTGAAAATGGATGATGAATAATGTTAGAGACTTATTTTTACAAGAATGAAATTAGAAACATAACAATAGCATTACTTGACATGTTTAATTCAATCAAGTGTTATCGTTATGATGCTTTGGGAAATGTTGTAAAAATAATTGACGTTCCGGTTAAGTTTGGTCCGGCTGAGAAGTATTATCTTTTTCAAATGCAGAGAGAATCTGGTAAGAAATACTACCCATCATTTCCATCAATTCAAGTAGAGTTAACAACCATTTCATATGATTCGGATAGAGCTACATCTGTTAGTGAACTTAGACAATTTTATGACTCTGCTCTATTATCAGCACACGACCAATTCTGGAGCGATGTTCAACCAGTTCCTTACACATTTACATTCACAGTTCAAGTTAAAACAGAATCCATGAGTGATAATTCTCAGATTTTAGAAAACATATTACCAGCATTTAACCCGGCACTACATCTAAGAGTTAAGGAGTTTTCTTTCTTAAACATTGAAAGAAACATGAAGGTTCAACTTGGGGATGTTTCTTACGACTATCCACAAGAAATGAGCGAAGAGGATAGCCGTTATATCAATTCTACAATGACTTTCACAGTAGATGGTTATATGTATCGTCCAGTGTCTCAAGACTATATAATCAAATATATAAAAACAAATTACTGGTATAACAATGATACAAGTCATGCTGAGAGGTTCTATACATCTGGTATGGATTTATCAGCAACATCTCCATCAGATTATACATATGGAAGACTATTAGGAGACTAAAATGCCAAATCCAATAATGCGTTCATTTGCTAAGAAAGCAGATACTACAGTTAAAAAAGTGGAGAGGTTGTGGAACAAGTCGGAGAAGCTTGTTAAAAAGAAATACGAATTAACTCCAGAAGATGATTCGGATAGATTCTATGCTTTGGTAGTTTCTGTATTAAAAAAGATATTGAAATTAGATACTCCAAAAGTTGTGAAAGAAGATGAAGGTGGTGGAGATGCTGGTGGAGAAGGAGCGGCTTCTGAAGCTCCAGCAATTAACACAACTTCTATGGGGTCGTATCAATATTATTCCCGTGTAGGTGAACCAGTAAGAAGATTTCCGTCAAAAGATATTAAGAAGAAATATAAAAAGTCGGAGAAAGATTCTACAGATAACAGCATTTCTGAAAAAGAATTAGCTCGTAGAATCAAGGAAATTGTTGATAGGGTTAATGGGTTGAAAGAAAATGAGAATATATTGGATGATTATTTGGAATATTTTATGACCAAGTATTCGGATGTTGATATGATTATTGATC